GTCTGTAAACGAGCACTTGATCTGCAATGTGCCGTCACTTGGCTTGAAATGTCGCCTATGCCCGGTTCAAGCGACCTTCGAGGCCGCCTCGACTGACCTGACCTCAGCCTCGACTCGCCTGCATGCGGCATCGAAGTAGCGGGGGTCCAGCTCCACGCCGATGCCTGGTCGGCCAAGTCGCACGCAGGCGAGCAGGGTCGAGCCGGCGCCCATGTAGGGGTCGGCGATGGTCAGTCCGGGCGGCATGATGGCGATCAGCTGCAGCATCACGCCGACGGGCTTCTGGGTCGGGTGCCAGCGGCGGCCGTTGTACTCGCTGGCCTTGGTGCAGGCGACGCCCTTCCAGAGGTAACGGATGACGTTGCGCTTGGTGCGTTCGGTCGTCCAGATGAACTCGCAGTCGCTGAACAAGTCTCGAGGTCCGCGCCCCAGGCTCTTGTCCCACGCAATGAGGGTGCCGCCCGGCGGGATGCTGGACCAATGGTTGGCGCCGAAGATGGCGGCGGCGGGGTACTGCAACAGCCAGCCCGGGTCGAATGGCCGGTCATCACCGATGATCGGCATGCGCGAGTTGCGGCGCCGGGCCACGCCCCGACCGCCGCCGCTGTGCTGATAGCCGACCCCATACGGCGGATCGGTCACCACGGCCAACTGCGGGCCGAGCGTGGGCAGGATGTCGCGGCTGTCCCCCAGCCACAGCTCCACCTCCCCGCACCGCTCGACACGGCCCATCAGCGCGACTCCCGCACGCTCCAGCCCTCCCAGCGCCACTGGCCCTGCCGCCGGACGAGCCTGCCAGTGTTCGTGAACTGACCATAGATCGCCGTACGGTGCAGCATGTGCGGGCTTGAAGCATCTGGGAGCCACAGAATCGGCCGCGACGTGCCCGCTGCCATCTGCAGCGCTTGCAGGTCCATGCCTGAGCCGACGCCGTCACCAAACACGCCCGTCTGAGCCAACCAGATCGTCGACCCAGCGTGCCGCCGACAGCCCACGCCAGGCTCGCCGTAGTCCTGAGCGCCCGGGGTGCGTTGGCTAGTGCCCGTGTGCTCGATGTCCATCGTGTCTTCTGTCGCGAGCGCGGTACCTTGAGCTTGCAACAGGGTCACCGGCCCGACCCACAGCGCTGATGCGGTCAACGCAACTTCGATCTCACCGGTGCCGGTCGCGTCGAGGTAAATCCGCACCAGCTGGCAGTCCGTGACCGGGTCGTCGAGCAGGAAAATCAAGTGCCGCGGAAAACCGTCCGGCATGTCGGGCACAGTCACCGGCTCAGCAGTCACCCCGCCAGTCGAGCCCTGCACATCCACCGACCACTGCAGGCCCGTGACCGTGCCCACCGTTTCGACGGTCACATCGATCAGGGCCACGACCTGCACAGTCCGACCCGAGTACGCCGGAGGCAGGTCCTGCAGGTGCATCGCCACGGTGCCGGTGCCGGACCCGCGCACGGTCACACGCTGATCGCACTGACTCACCCGCAGGTTTGCCAACACACCGGTCTCGACATCAGCGCCGGCCACCGTCAATACGTGAGTTTCCGAGAAAGCGTAATTCGGGAATCCAATGCGCATTAAAACCACCCCCACAACGTGACGCGGCATCGATGCCGCTGGAAGAGTGTCCCGATCAGCCTGCAGCTGACCTCGGGGCCGCTCGGGATCTCGGCGACGATGCGAGCGCCGGGCAGCCATCCGGCGACGACACGGCGCGGCAAGTCGCCGGTGATGAATCGCGGTCGCGCGGTCGTCGGGTACAGCTCGGACAGCAGATCCGCGAGGGCCTGCACATCGCCGCCATCGGACAGCAGCGTTGTCAGCTCGCCCTTGCGCGGGCCCAGCTCTGTCGACACCGGAGGGACTACGCGGCGTGTCCGGTAGTCGGCGGTGAGGGCTGCCCGCTCGGCGTCGATCGCAGGATCATCGACCAGCTCTCCAGCGCTGTACGGCCGCCAATTGCGGCACCCTGCGACCGCCGCCGACAGCCCTGGAGCAGTGTCGCGGACGACTTGCGGCCCGCTCAGCCACTGCGTGCGCAGGATGCGGCCGGCAATCGTGCCCGTATCGGGCGGCTGCAGTACCCCGACCGCGATACGTCCGTCCGGCCGCGAGTAGGCCCAGCCGATCACCGAGTCGAGGATCTCTCGCAGCACCTGACGGGCCTCGACAGCCTGCCCGGCGTAGTAGGCCACCTGCCACGGTCGCGCGTTGCGCAGCGCAATCAGCGAGCTGACGGCGACATAGTCCGGCTCCAACCCGGCCCGGGATGTCACCCGCTGGATCGCGTCAGCGGCCGTGCCGCCGTACACCAGCCGCGTGAGGCGCACGGTGTCGATGGCCGCATCGATCGGTGCAGGGCGCGCCGTGTCGCCAATGCCGCCGCCACCGCTCGCGCTGCGGATCGTCAGCACGCCGTCGTCCAAGCCGACAAACTCTCCGGACCACGGCCCGGTGGCGTGGAGCAGCGCGACCCGAGCGCCGCCGGCCAGCAGCTCCAGCGCGCCGGACGACAGGTCAGACACCGTCAGCGACCAGCTGTAGTCGACGCCAGCAGTCACCGTGCCGGCCGACATCGACGGCTGCTGCGCGGCCGTGCCCGTGATGCGTGCGCGGCCGGGCGACTCCCACACCACGCTGCCGCCGTCAGCGTCGATCGTCCAGCCAGACAGGTCGGTGTCGAAGTCGCCGAGTGCGGCGCCGATGACCTCGGTCTGCGTCCCGGCGCCTGTCGCGACATCTGCGACCAGCACGCCGATCGCGCGGTCATCAAGCTGCGGCCCGGCGTAGGGCGCATCGGCAAGACTCCAGCTGACGGGCACGCCGCCGTCCCGCACCACCATTGCGGACGGCACGAGGTCATCGCGGCGGTCGTGGACGTCGTAGATCTGGTCGCCGAAGTCACGCAGGGTCAGCGGCACCGACAGCGGCGAGCCGATGCAGACCGGCTTCGGCGTGCCGATCAGATTCTCCTCGACGCCGTCGCTGGCGATGTAGAGCGCCGGTTGCAGCGGCACATCCAGCGCCGCGAGCGGGTCTTGCAGCACGATGCGCACAACGCGCCGATCTTCGGCGTCGATCGACACCACGCGGCCGGCCGCGACCAGTGTCGCGGCTTCGATCGGGTCGACGTCGGTGCATTCGAAAATCCGTACCGTCGCGCCCTCGGCGTCGGCGCCGAGCAGATCGGCCAGACCGCCGTCTGCGTTGGCCAGCTCGATGGCCCCGACAGCTGATCGCGACTGCCGATCCCACAGCCGGCAGCCGACCGAGCGCTCGTAGCTGACCCAGTCCAGCAGGCGGGCGCGGTAGTAGCGGCGCCCATCGTCAGAGTAGGCGCCGGTGCTGAAGTAGTACGTCGTGCCATCCGCCAGCCGCAGATGCACGAGCTGCACGGGCAGCGGGGTGCGCGTAGGGGTCGGCAGCGGGGTATCTGGGGTATCTGAATCGTCAGCAGCGATCTGCTCGGCCAGTACCCGTGTACTGCCCGATAGTTGCTCAGCGAGATTGCGCGTGCTCACGGTGCGACCGCCGGCATGTAGTTGGACCGGCACTGCACGACCGTGCCGTCGGTGGTGCTCAGCAGCAGCGTGCCGATGCCGCCAGCGTCGAGCGACGTGCTGACGGTCACGCTCACCGCGCCGCCCGATACTGTGACCGTGCCGCGGCTCGTCGGCTGCGTGAGCAAGTCCGGCCGCGGCTCGTCAAACCACGCCCACCGTAGCGTCGTGCCGTCAGATACTCCGGACACATTCACCGTGATCGTAGATTCCCGCGCATCCCACGGCAGTGCGCCGAGTAGCTCAGCACCACGACCGCGTAACTGGGTATATCGCGTGCGGAGACGCAGCGCGTTGGCGTCGCCTCCGCTACCGTATCCCGGAGTGATGGCGAGCCGAATCGGATCAGTACCCGGAACGACCCAACTCTCGGACGTGCCCGCGGCCGGGTTGGCGTTCGGTCCGTCGCCGTACCTGCCGCCTTCGCGGTCTGTCGTCGTTAACCACATCTTGCGTGACGCAGGATTGAGCCACACCAGCCAGCGCATACCTACATCTGCAATGCTCTGGCCGTGTACCGTAGACATCGCGCCGTTGAGATACGCCTGCATCGTATTACCGGAGACGCGCAGGTAAAATCCTTTATCAACGCCTTGTCCGATCCATTGCGACAAATTAGCCGTAGAGCTTACGCAGCCAATGCCGAAACTATTTGTCCCGTTGCGCAGCGATATTACCTCAATCTCGGCATATCGCAGCCCTCCGGATGAGTGCGCAACATCGGAGAGCGCCCGACCAGAACTCGTGCCGCCGCTGGTCGCAGTCGCAATATCCCCGTCTGCGCTGACCGTGCGCGAGATACTCGCGCTGTCAAAATGTGTCGCGCTGAGTCCTGCCATCTGTCACACCCTCCGATAATCATTGGCCCGCGCGAGCTGTTCGGCTTGCCGCTCAGCGGCCTCGCGCAGCGCGCGCATCTGTGCCGCCAGCTCGGCGATCTCTGCCCGCAATCGGGCGTTGTCTTCGCGCGCATCAGCGCGGCCGCGTTGCAGCTCGGACACGACCGGTCGCGCCGAATCATCGCCGGCGGCGATCACCGGCCGGATTGCCTGCGGCGGCGGGATGGTCAGCGACCCGGGCGGCATGCCGGCCCGCGCGGCGAGCTGGTCCAGTGCTGCGGCGGCGTTGAGCGCACTGCGGCCGAGGTCGCCGAGGTCATTCGCTGGACGGATGCCGCCACCGCCGCCACCCGAGCCGCCACCGATTGGCGTCACGTCGATCCCGGCCACGCCACCGATCAGTCGGCGGACCTCGTCGAACAGGTTGCGGTACTGGTCGCCCCGAAAGACCTGCTGACCCAGCCGCAGCACCGCAGAGCCGGCGCTGCTCAGCTGCCGCATCGCTTCGAGGTCCCCGGCCTGCGCGGCGGCGACCAGGCGGGCCAGCTCGGCGCGGGCCTCGCGCAGCTGATCGCGCGGTCGCAGCGGAGACAGGTCGCCGGTGGTCAGCGATTGCAGCCAGTCGCGCAGCCCCTGACGGATGCGCTCGATTTCCTCGATCAGCCGCTGCGCTGCGCCGTCCGTGGGATCGTTGGTGGTCGGGTCGTTCCCGCCGAACCCAAGCCCGGAGCCGCCGCCGCCGTAATAGTTGCCGATCGGCGGCCCCCCGATCGGGCGGCCGTATTCGTCCACCTGCTGGCCGAGCGAGCCGGCCGCCGAGTTCGCCGCCGATTCGACCGCATTCATCGCCGATGCGACCCGCAGCAGCGCCTCGGCGAGTGCGATGTTTCCTGCGGTCAGCGCAGCCTCGATCTGTGCCCGCAGTTGCTCGCGGCTGATCAGATTGTCGGTGGACAGTCCGGCCGCTTGCAGGGCCGCGGACAGGTTGGCTTGCGCCATCGCCAAGCGCTGCGCGCCCTGTTCGGCGGCGGTGTAGAACGTGCCGAGGAACTCATCGAGCAAGGACTGGAAGTCACTCGACATCGTCGAGGCGAGCAAGGCGATGTCTTCGGCGGAGCCGTTCACGGCGATGCCGAGCCGCCGCAGCGCGCCGGTCAGCGTTGCGGTCTGCTGCGACACGCTGGCGATGATCTCGCTGATCCGGCGGTCGCCGAGCTGCCGCACGCGGGCCAGCTCCGCCTCGCTCGCGCCGAGTTCGCGGGCGCGCGCCAGCATTTCGTCGTTTGCCGCGCGCTGCGCGGCCAGCTGTTCGGACAGACCGAGCGATGCGTTGCCATCGGCAAGTGCCGCATCGACACCCGCCATGAAGTCGCGCAGGGTTTCGGCTGTGATGATGGCCTGATCCCCGAGCCGCGCCGTCGCGTCGTTGAGCACGCCGAGGGCCTCCGCCGCTTCCAGCCATTGGACGATCGCCTCGGCCGACCCGGTCTGCAACACTTGCTCGAACGCGGCTCGAAACGCCTGTAAACCGCCGGCTCCGGTGTAGTCGCCGACCGACAGGCCGATGTCGGCGAACTCCCGGTTGGCGTTGGCCAGCGCCCGCTGCTGGGCGAGCAAGGCGCGCTCCTGCTCCGTGAAGAAGGTCTGGAAGTAGCTGGACCACAGCTGCTGCGCGCGGTCCAGCCCGCCGGCTGCGTCGGCAATGCCAGCGGCGAAGCGCACGAAGTCCTCGCGGGTCTTGTCCAGCGTCAGACCCGACAGGTCCAGCGCCTCTTGCAGCAGCCGCGTCGCGCCGCTGACGCGGGCATAGGCTGCCGTCAGCGACTCGCCATCGGCCCTCAGCTCTTCGATCAGATCGGCGACCGCGGTCAGCGACCCGTCGCCGAGCAGCCCGGCGCCGCGCCGGATGTCGGTGGCCGCGGCCAGCAGCATGGTCGCGCCGTCCATCAGCGCGGCAGCGTCGGCGCGCCAGCGCTCGGCAATGGCCGAGGCCTCGCCTTGCACCGCCGCCGACGCGCCCTTCAGCATGGTGCTGATGCCCGTGCCGAGGTCGTCGCGGATCTCGCCGGCCGAACCGATCACGGCATCGCCGAAGGCACCGACCACCTCGGTTCCCGCATCCGCCACAGCCGTCGCCGCGGCACTGACCGTCGTCCCGAGTGCAGCATCGATGGTGCGGATCAGGGCCTCGGCGCTGATCCGCATCGTCGCGGCTTCGGCCGTGGCTTCTTCCCACGTCCGCCCGAGCAGGTCCACGAAATACCGGGTCGCGGTGACCTTGCCGTTCTTGTCGAACTCCTGGACGGTCCGCAGCGCGGCGCTGATCATCTGCGGGGCCTCGGCCTGCATCGACCGTGCCGCCTGCACCATCACCTCGCGCACCCGCGCGAACAGCTCCTGCGCGGCCCGCACGGCCTCGTCGCTGGCATCGACGCTACGGTCCCGCCACGTCCGACCCCGGAACAGCGATCGCTGACGCACCTCGCGCACCGACGCCGACGCGGCACCACCATCGGCGCCCAGCGTCAGCGACGTGGTCTGCCCCTCGGGCCGGAAACTCGTGCCGAACAGCCGGCCGCCGGTGAGTGCGTTGATCGCCGTGGCGATCCCGGCGATCTGTCCGATCACCGGGATCAGCTGCCCCAGTCCCGCGGCAATGGAGCCCGAGCCCAGCGCGGCAAAGCCGCCGCTCAGGTTCGCGCCCATGCTGCCGAAGAAGCCGGCGCCGGCCATATTGCTGCCCGCGGTCGCCAGGCCCGACCCGAAGTTGCCCAGCGAGCCGAGCAAGCCCGCGCCCTGGAACAGAGCGCCCTGTGAAAGCCAACCGCCGATGCTCGACAGGCCCGCCCCCAGGAATCCGCCGAGGCCCTGCGACAGGCCGCCGATGACGTTGCCGAGCGGGCCGAACATGCCACCCTGGCCGGCCAGCTGGGCGACCGTCCCGGCCTGCGCGCCGATTGGGAAGCCCAGGGACGCCATCATCGGCAGCACCAGCCGCTGCCGCGCCATCATCGCCACGAAGTCGGACACCACCGTCCGCACGATCCGCTTCAGCGCGTCCGCGAGCCCGCGGAAGCCATTGGCCACCCAGTCGCCGACGGCGTTGGCCATCGCATGGCCGGCGTCGGCCCAGTAATCGCCCCAGCTGCGAGACTGTTCGGCGGCGGCGTCCACGATCTGCTGGCCGCTGGCGATGACCACATCGGCGGTGTCGCGGGTCGATTGCTGATAGGCCTCGTTGGCCTGCAGTCGGGCCTGGCTGACGCGGGCAGCGGCATCGACCGCACTCATGCCGGTGGCGATCAACTGCTGTTCGATTCGATCCAGTTCGACCAGCCGGTCGCGCAGCTGCTGCGCCGCCCGCACCGCGGGCCCGCCCAGCTCGGCGGCGAGGTCATCGCTCATCCGCGTGAGCCGCGATAGCGCGTCAGCGTGGGCTTTGGCCGCCGCCATGGCCTCACCATCGGCAGCAGCCGCCGCGCGCGTGGCGGCAGCACGGCCGGCAGTCGACGCACTGGTGGTCTTGATCTGCGCTTCCAGCCCGCGCAGCTCCTGCATCAGCCGCGCATTCTCGGCGCGCTGTTCGGCGGTTGCCTGGCTCCATTCGATGGTTTTCGCCCGCAATTCCTCGACCGCCGCGGCGCCGCCGCTGGCTCGGGCAAGCTGTTCTCGCAAGGCCTGCACCTGCTGACGCAGCGCAGCATTGTGTTTTTCAGCCGCGGCGGCAGCGGTGCCGTTGGCACCGGCCAGCCCCGCGGCCGACGTGGAGGCGCGGGCGTATTCGGCGCGCAGCGCGGCCAGGTACTCGCGCTGCCGGATGACCGCAATGCTGTTTTCGGTGTTGGCGCGCAGCAGATTGCGCAGCACCCGCTCCTGGGCGGCGATATCGGCGAGGATCTCGTTGGGGTTGGCCATGCGCCGGCTCTCGCGCGCTTCGGCCACCGACATGGCCAGCTTCCGCTGTTCCTCCCGCGCCTTGCGGGCGGCGTCGGCCGCCGCATCGCCGGCAGAGAGCAGCCGCGCGATCAGGATCGTCAACCCGGTGGCGGCAGCGGTGATCACCACCGGCCAGCCGCCGAGCATCGACAGCACCGCGCCACCGGCGTTCTTCATCGCCGTCATTGCCGCCACGGTGCCCGACATGCCCCCGGTGGCCCAGGCGAACAGTGGCGTCACGATGTTCAAGCGCGTCACCAGCGCCGCCAACAGGTTGGACGCTGCGTTTGCCGCGCCGCCCAGCGCCGCCAGCCCCTGCGCACCCGCATAAGCCAGCGCAGCGGCGGCCGCTGCCATGGCCGCTTCTGCGACCGTGTCGAAGTTGTCGGCCAGCGCTTTCATCACGCCAGCCACCGCCGAGGTGGCGCCCAGGCTTTCGTTGAGCCGTCCGACGTACTGCTGAAAGGCGTTGCTCAGCTGCTGCCAGCCTTGCGCGACCGTCGCCGGCATGGCGGCCGCCTCGGCGGCCAGCACGTCGAACTGCGCGCCAGTCAGCGCGCGCGTAATGGCCTCGCGGGTCAGCTCGCCGGCTTCGGCCATCGCGCGGAGTCGGCCGATCGGCACGTCCAGCCCGGCGGCCAGCGCCTGCGCCAGGCGCGGGCTGCCTTCCATCATGCTGTTGAACTCGTCGCCGCGCAGGGTGCCAGCGCTGAGCGCCTGGTTGAGCTGAGTGATCATCCCGGTCGCCGTCGCGGCACTGGTGCCGCTGGCGGTGATCGCGTTGTTGATCGCCTCGGACAGCCGCAGCGATGTGCCGAAGGCCTGCTCGGCGGACATGCCGGCCGCGGTGTAGGACCGCGCCAGGCTGGACACCAGATCGCCCGTTGCAGACAGGCTGGCCCGGGTCCGCTGCGCGACCTCGAACACGGCATCCTGCGCCGTGGCCAGCGCCATCGAATCGCCGATGACGTTCCGGATTCGGGCAGAGACCTGTCCGTACTGGTCGGCCAGCTGGATCACCCCCTGCAGGGTTGCCAACCCGGCCGCCGTTGCGGCCACTGCGCCCAGGACCGTCTGGAATCGCTCCAGCTGCTGGCTGATCGACTGGACGCCAGCCCGCGCCCGGCCCATGCCGCCCTCGATCTGATCGCCCGCCCGCTGCCCTGCAGCGCCGGCCGCGGTCGCGGCCGGAACGATATCTCCCAGCTCGCGGGTGACCCCCTCGATGCCCGCCCGCGCGCCGCGGGCGTCGGCGGTAATCCTGAGCGTGACGCCGATGTCAGCCATGGCCGCTACACTCCGGCGCCGGGGTTACAGGAGGCATCGCCATGCGCGTCGTCGTCAGTCTGGCCATCGGCGTGGCCGCGGTGGCGTGGTTCGGCTCGGGCGTGGTGATGCTCGCGTTGCTGCTGATCCTGACCGTAGTCGGCGCCATCGTGGCCCTGCGTGCGCTCACCGCCCGTTGAGACAGCGGGCTGCCACGCGACCCATCAGCACCAGCCCCGCCGCGACCTCGGCCCGCTGCTCGGCCGGCACGGCGTAGGCGTCGAGCGCGGCCGCAATCTCCTGCATCGACAGGCCCAGACAGACGGCCCCGCCGATGCCGCTGATCCACGTCAGCGTGCAGCCCAGATAGAGCTGCACGGTCAGCAGGTTGCATTCCCATACCTCGATCTCCGGCGGTTCGTGCTGCGCCTGCCACTGCTGCACCTGCTCTTCGCTGCCGCCGAAGGCGCGCAGCGCCTCGGCGATGCCCTCCACATCCTCCCGTCGCCCGCCGCCGCTCAGTGCCGCGGCGACGGCTTCGAGTTTTTTGCGGCCGCGCCCTGATAGCGGGTCATGAACTCGACCAGCGCCGCATTCAGCGGGATCAGCTCGGTCAGGACGAACTCGCGCTGTTCCTCGGGGGACAGCTCGCCGTTCTCGTCGGCGATGCCCTCGACCTTGATCAGGATTTCATCCAGCGTGCGAACCTTCTCCTCCATCAGGTCCGCCAGACGGTCGTTGCCGACGGCGCGCTGGAAGGTGTCCACAATCTCCAGATAACGCGCCATCGGAACGCGCCTGAAATGGGCCTTGAAGCGCCCCTCGATGTAGCGGTCACCGGTGGTCGGGATGCTGACTTCGACGTTGGCATCGAAGGTTTCCAGACCGCGGCGGGTGATCTTGAGCGACATGTCGCACTCCGTCTGCGTGAGTTCGGGGTCTGCGATGGATTCCGGACACGGCGGGCGGCAGACCCCGAATCACGGGCACCCGCCGGCCGGAATCAGGATCAGCTGAAGGTGTGGCTGTACTCGTTGCCCGGTGCGTTCGGGATCGCGACATAGGGGATCTTGTAGCCGGCCACCCCCTCGATGTCGGTCGGCTCCGGGTAGCCCAACTGCGCCCGGATGGTGGTCACCACGTTCTTGCCGGCGCCGCCGGTGACCGTCGAGGTCAACAGGGTGATGCCCTGCGCGTCGGCGATTGCCCAGGGGTTGAAGGTGGACAGCAGGTCGCGCTTGATGATCAGGATTTCACCGCCCGGCTTGCGCTCCGTCCAGACCACCTCGTTCAGGCCGCCGCCCGCTTCGATCAGCGGCAGCTGCGCATTGGCGTTCAGCGTCAGCTGCCGCACGGCGCAGGAATAGGCCCCGATGGTCATCGACCAGGTCGGCGCTTCCAGCGCGGGCGGCGTGGTGAAGGCCGACAGGTCGATGCCGCCGGGCGGTTCCTGGTCGATCGGCTGGATCAGGCGGCCGATGAACTTGCACTTTGCCTTGGCGTGGTCCTTGATGGACCACTCGACATCCATCGACCCGCGCGCGCCGGTCATCCGGAAGCGCACCCCTGCCCAGATGAAGTCGATGGTCACCGAGGCCTGTCCGGTCATGCCGACCGGCGCATAGGTGGCCGAGGCCAGCACTTCGGGTGGACCCGGGTCATGGGCCACCAGCGTTTCGGAATGGCCGCAGCCGCGGTAGATCGCGGCCAGCGTCGCCGAGTCGCCCGGCGTGCTGGCACCGATCAGATCGACGGTGAAGTCCAGTTCGATGCGGCGCCCGACCAGCACGCCGGGGTTGCCGCCGAAGTAGGGGCGGGAGATGTCCTGCTCCAGCGTGTCCGCCAGCGTGCGGATCGTGACGTCCATCGCCTTGATCGCATCGCCGGCTGCCATCGGGGGGGCGGTGCCGTAGTTGGACTCGACCTTGGCGAGCACGGCGGTGTCCTTGGTGCTTCGGAACGACATGGCTTACTCCTTGGCGCCGCGGGTCCGGCGGCGGGGTTGCTGGGTGGGCGTGGGCAGCGCCGCGGCCGGTGGATCGGCCGCTGGACGCTCCGGAATCGGGGGCGTGCCGCGGGCCGGGCCCGGCGCGGCGGCGGTGGTGGGCGACAGCCGCACCAGCGAGCCGTCGGGGAGCCGGCGGTAGCTGCCGCCATCGGGTGGGGGCTGGGTCATGCGCTGCCTCGGTACACCAGTTCGAAGGGGTCCAGCCACCATGCGTCGCGCTGCCTGATGCCGAGCAGCACGGCGCGGCCCGAGCCGTGGACATGCTCGACCGTGGCGCCGGCGGGACCGGCGGGGCGCCAGTTGTTCAGTGCGGCGCGGCCGGCGCCGACGAGCGCGGCCAGGGATTCGCGATGCGGCTGGCCGCGGGCGCCCTCGCGGTAGTGCCGCACCTGGTAGAGCACGTGGATCTCGGCGCGAATCCGGTGGATATACAGGCCACCGGCTTCGGTGATGTCGATCTGTTCGCTGGCGAGGATCACGAACGCCGCCGGCGTGGTCAGGGTCGTGGACTGCTCCACCTCGGCCCGTTCGGCCGCGCCGCCGACCAACTTCAGCGCCGGCACCTGGGCGCGCAGGCGCTCGATGATCGGGTCGACATCAAAGGGGCCCAGTCCGCTCATAAGCCACGCAGCGAGTGGCGGTCGAACAGCCGCGGGTTGCTGCTGATCTGGATGCCGTCGGTCTGCTGCGCCACCGTCAGCGGGTCATTCGCCCCCAGGCTCAGCTTGCCGTCGGCGACCAGCGTCAGCGCCCGCAGCGCCTCGCGGTAGTCGCGCTCGACCCGGCCGGTCTCCTCGCTGGTGCGGTCGCGCATCCGCGCCAGGTGGTAGCGCACGATGGCGGCCGCCCAGACCGTCAGGATCGGGAAGCTCACCGCCGAGACCGGCAGCGTGTACCCACGCTGCGCCAGCCGCGCGTCGATCTCCGCGTCCCCGCGGCCGATGTAGTCGGTCAGCGTGGCCAGCGCGGCATCGGCGTCGGCGATCTCGTCGGGGTCATAGGCCGAGCGGTCGCCACCGTCGATCGTCAGCTGCAGCAGCGTCGGATCGACGCCGAGCAGCTCGGACAGCTCCTTCAGGGCTTCGGGGCCGCGGGCCAGCTGGGCGGGGGTGATGTACATGGCGGCCTCAGATCAGGTCGGTCTTCTTCATCTGCGCGCCGACCTCCGGGGCCGCACGGCGGCGGCTCCGGGCGGTGGCCGGGGCCGGTTCGGCCGCCGGCTCGGCAGGTGCCGGTTCGGGGACGGGATCACTCACGACCGGCGCGGGTTCGACAGTCGTGATCACCAACCAGTACTCGCCCGTGATCGCGGCGTGCGCGGCCGGGCTCAGCGTGGAGAGATCCAGCTCGCGGCCCTCGGCCGGGAACTCGATACCGCCGGCGCGGAAGGGCCGGCGATGACGTGGGGTGACCTTGACGATCATCGTGGGGCTCCGGGGGAGCTGGCGGGAATGATGCCGGCGGGTGCAGGACCGGCCGGCGCGGTCAGGTGGCCTCAGGCCAACCAGGGCGAGACCAGCAGCTCCAGTCGGTTGGCCAATACGTTCTCTCCGCCGTTCGCGACGGTCTTCGCGACGATCAGCTTGCTGGCCACGAACTCCAGGGCCGGCGGCACCACCAGCAGGGTCGCGCGCAGGCCGAGCGGCCGGCCGTAGTCGCCTTTGCAGCTCCCGATGGCGGCGATCGCAGCGGCAAGGTTCGTCTCGTTCAGCTCCTGCTTGCTGCCGTACGCCATTTGCCAGAAGCCGTAACCCGCGTTCCAGCGTCCGTCGACGCCCCAGACGAACGTCTTGCGTTCGAAGACGTTGTCGTCGTTCAGCGACGTTTTGGCGACGAACTGCGCAGGGCGACGGATCTGGAGGATCAGCGGCTTGATCGCGCGCGAGGTGTCCATCACGAACCAGGGCGTGCCGGAGCCGCCGCCGGTGTTGCTGACGCTGACCGTGTTGCCGTCCTTGTCCAGCACCGGGTGGTCGGTATGGAAGAAGGGTTGGCCGTCGTAGCAGAGGCGGGTGAATCCTTCCTTCAGTGTCTCGCCGATCACCAGGGTATCCGGGTGCGAGGCCGCGGCGCGGCCCAGCTCCTGGAACATCGGGTTGTAGACGCCGTACTGATCGTCCTCGATTTTTTCGCGCGGGACCGAGACGGTCGATTCGAAGGTGATGTTCTTGATCGAGTAGCCGTGGGTGTCGACCGCGTGCACGACGCGATCGCCGATCCATTCCCGCATGCCGGGGATCTGTCCGAGCCACGGGTACTGCTCGACTGCCGTCGTGGACGGGGACAGGGTGGCGACCTGCTGCCAGTCAGTCTTCGCGCCCTGAAAGGCGTTCTGGAACAGGGCTTTGAAGCCGATGTTCAGGGCGGACAAATTGCTGTTGTTGATATGCATACGTGGCTCCCGGCCTGGTCAGTGTCAGAAGCGGACCCAGACGCCGTTGGCGTCCACGTCCTCGATGCGGCCAGCGACGCTGCGCGTGCCGGACCCGTTGGTCTTGGCCACCTGTTCGTCATCGACGATCCAGCAGTTGTTGCCGACGTCGGCCAGCGTGATCTCGTCGGCCGCGCTGCTGTTCTTGAAGCGGAACACGCCGCGGCGCACCTTCCCGCGGATCGCGCCGGCGGCGCCGGCGCTGTTGTTGGCGCGCTCGACGAACACGCCGACGGCGACGCGACCGGTGGCCGTGGTGCCGGGGCCGAGCAGGCCGGCGTTGAGCACGGCGATGCCGCCGGCATACCCGACCGTCGCGGCGGCCATCGGATACTCGAAGTCCACGCCGTCGCGGCGCGGGGTGTTGCGGTCTTTGGTCAGAGCCATGACGGTCTCCCGGGGGTGGATGCGTGCGCGTCAGGCCGCCGCGCGCGCGGCGAGGAACGCGGCTTCGGTGAGGCCGAGCGCCGCGCAGATCTCGCGTTCGGCAGCGTTGAGGGCGGTGCCGGTCTTCGGCGGCTGACCGGCCATGCCGGGCACCGGGTCACCGATGACCGGCGCCGCTGCGCAAAAGGCGCGGAAGCGCTCCAGGCCGGCGGCGTCGCTGCAGCTGGCGCGGTGGTAGGCCTCGGTCGCCGGCGTGATCTTTCCGGCTGCCAGCGCCGCGGCGATCTCGGTGTCCACCAGCGACTGGTGGGCAGCGGCCTCGCGCTGCTTCAACGCCTGCTCGGCGTTCGCGGCCCGGATGGCCAGCGCGTCGTAGTCGGCGCGCGGGACGTAGCGATCGAGCGAGGGCTGCTGGGCGTTGGCCGCGCGGGTCGTGTCCAGGTCAGCCTTGACCTTGGCCAGCTTGGCGCCGATCTGGTCGTCGGAGTCGGATTCGTCGACGCCAAGCAGCGTGAGCGCAGCGAGGATCGCCGGGGTCAGGTGACGCATGTTTCTCTCCTGGTGATTCAGCGCCGGCAGGCGCAGGTTCGGTTCGTTGACGAGCGCCACGGAGGTGAGCGCGACGATCCGCCCCGTCTTCATGTCGTAGTCGAAGACCGGGCTGAGGAAGCGGTACTCGCGGTTCTTCACCGCGGCAGTACCCAGCGGGTTCCAGGTGACGTCGCCGTAGAGCGCGCCATCGACGATCTCGATCGCCTCGACCCAGCCGTAGGCCGGCGAGGCCTCGCCGCGCGGCGCCTTGAGTTCGGAGCTGTGGTTGACGTCGATGGCCAGCGGCAGGCCGCGGCTCGCGAAGTTCTGCATGACCATCTGCTGGGACGCTGCGTCCCAGATCCAGCGACGGCCGTCGCGGCCGATCAGCACCTCTCCGGCCGGGATCAGCTGCACCCGGGCAGGTGCATCGGCGGGCAGTTCGAAGTTCAGGGCGAAGGATCGGCGCATGGGGCGATGCTCGCCGC